AGCTTCGGCCTCAGTTTTAAATGCACTCTTTCTCTTCATTCCGAATGAACCAATATCTTCTGGATCTGCATTGGCATCAAGAACTGCTTGAACTGACTTAATTCCGAATCCATTGGCGCGAGCATCAGCAACAAACTTTCTTGCCAAGACCTTCTTCAACTCGCCTAGTCTTTCTGGCGCAGCAAAGTTAATCACGGCAGTAGGATCGGCAATTGCGGTCATTAACACGTTCCTATCTTCCTGCGTCATTGTGCCAGGACCACCGATTGCAATACGCATTTGTCCAGCAAGGGCTGTCCTGATCGCGTCCGCGCGAGCCATGAGTCTTGGCCTAGCCAAAACATCGCCTGTTTGAACTTGATTGCCAAGGTCAAGGAGTTCGTCGATTCCGCCAACAGATGATACAAAGTTTGGCACAAGTCCGCGCACTTCATTGGCGGATTTCTCGCTGCTTGCCATTCCTTCAAGACCAGGGATCTTGAGTGCGTTCTGAGCGATCTTCTTGGTTTGCGCATCTTCGTATCCAGACATTTTGCCAATGGTCTGCTCCGCAGCCATGCGTTCTGGTGAACCTTCTGGAAATGAATTAATATACGATATGGCTTTCGCCTTCATCGGAACGAGCTGTTCCAATCTCTGCTGGTAAATCGATCCAATATTCGCTGTAGCTGGAACTGTTCCGCCACCAAGACCTTCTGGTACTGGAAGTGTTCCAGTAAGTTCGCCTAGTTGCTTGCTTGTCGCAGCCTGCGCAGCTTCTGTTCCGATCATCCTCTTGCGCATGTCGGCCTCAAGCTCTAGCGCAGGGCGCATCATTTGAGTTGCCATATCCTTTTGCATAACAGGACCAGCAGCTCCTTCTGGAAGCGTAGCTGATGCGGATTGTAAATTCTTAACTCGCTCGCCAGCAGAGGAAGCAAGCTCACCCTGCGTTGCCAAGTCCTGCTCCAGCGCGCTCCTCAGTCCGCTAAGACGAGCAGCCTCAATTGGAGCATATTCAGGAGATGCCTTTCTGCGCTTCTCTTCTTCGGCAGCAATTTCACCCTTTAACTTCTCTACTCCAAGCATTCCCTTCTCTCTCTCGGCTCGGAGCGCGGCTTGGCCTTCTGGACTCTTTAGATACTCTTGCTCTGTATTGAATTTCTCAATTTGAGCGCGCAGGTAGTCCTGCTGCATCTTCTTTGTTTCGCGCTCAGTTGCGACATCAGCTTGCTTCTGCCTTACAGCCTCTTCGTAGGCTGGGCTTTTATAAACAGTAAATGGTCCGAACTGTACTAGATCGGCCATGTTACGCTACTCCGCCAAGTGAATATGATTTAAATCCGCTTGTTATTGGTGAAGCAAGATTCCCAATACCACCAGCGATCTGTGCGAATTGCGCAGCTCCAGATGGTTGCTGGCTTTGCGCTTGCAGATAATTTCCATATGTGCTGGCCTGATAATTCGCCAGCGTGTTATAAAGTGACGCAGCGGTTTGCTGTAGTGCAAGCGGAGCGTTTGGATTGGTTGTTTGATAAAATTGTTGTGCCGTGCTTGCCCCTTGGCCAAAGCTACCAGGAAGTGCCTGATTGGCTTGAATGTAGCCTTGGAACGCTGCGTTCTGTTGTGCAGTCCTTGCACTACCAAGATTGTAGAGCGATGGACCACCAGCAACAAAACCAGCAGCAGATCCAAGCCTTGTCTGTAGCAAGGCATCGCGGAGTGCGATATCGCGCTGTAGTGCGTCACCAGTTGTTTGGCCAGAAGACAAGAACTGCGAGGCTGCTCCGAATCGCGCAAGTTTGCGAGCCTCGCCAGCAGCACCAGATTCGACAGCTTCCTGCACAGCAGGCGCGACACCAAAGATGTTGCCTCGAACTGTTTGAGCTGCGCGAGCTGCCTGCTCGTACTGCCTGCGCTCGTCCGCACCAAGCGTAGAGCCAAGTCTTAATTGGTTTAAGGCTTCTTGCTCAATTTGGGTTCGCAAGTCTTCGGTCTGTTGCGATGTAGTTGCAGGCAATTCTTCAGTTGCCAATTTCCTGTATTTATCGCCCAAGGCAACGGCAGTCTCGTAGGCTTTCGGATCAATCTGTTTTAGCTGATCGCTGGCGCGTTCCTCTGGAAGTTTAAGGAATTCCCTAAAAGAAGTGATTTCCTTCTGGCCAGTTGTATCCAATGCGGTGATTGGTTTAAACCCTGCAACCTGCGACTGCGCAGAGGTTATTGCCTCGTTTACGCTTTTGATGTCTTCGTTGAGAGTTTTGAGTGATGCCTCAAGCGGAGCACGCCTAGGGTCATCGGCTTTTAACTTGGAAAGCAATTCGTTGGTTGAAACAATCTTGTCGTTAATGCCGACAATCTGAGTATTGCCTCGATCAAGAACCGACTTGAGCGAATTTAGTTTTGCTTCATTGTAATCGTTTATGATCTGATCATCGGAAACCTGGAAGTTAAGCTTTGTTCCAAGGTTGGACGCACCATAGTTTCTGGCTCCAGATAGAGCAGTTAATGCACCGCTTAATCCAGTTGCTCCAGCCCTAATCTGCCCAGCAGCAGTATTAAGTTCTCCTGCTTGCTTGGTGTAGCTCTCGTCAAGCTTTCTGGCTGCTACTGCTGCTGCGGACTTATACTCTTCGTCTGCCAAGTACTTGTTGTACGCATCATCAAAACTCTTGGCCATTCCTGCTGGGTCTTTTGCGTACATTGTATAAACTTTGCCGTCATGCCTATGGGAATAGGTGGAAACACCAGCTAAAAATTGGTTGTAGTCAGGAACTCTAGGACTTCCGTCTACATTGCCTGGGCTTCTTCCTCCACTCGGATAAAGTGCCATTATCCCAGCATCGCCACCAATGCTAGGCTTATATTGTTGATTAAAAAATTCTTGTTTTGATAATACTGCCATATTAAGCACTCATGTTCGGATTGGAAACATTTGTTCCAATGGTTGAAAAATAATCGACAGGAGCTGCGCCCTGTGAGAACGCGACTTCTGGTTGAACTGCGCCATATGGGCTTTGCCCATAAAGACGAGCAAACTGAGTTGTCATCTGCTGACCAAGACCCTTGTTCAAGGCAAACGCTTCTGGCGAATATTCGTACTGCCTACGAAGCGATTCCAAGGTGCGCTGTGCGCCAAACTGGCGTTCCAGCTCAAGGTTGGATTTGACTGAAGAAGCCTGGTCTAGAGCGGATAACTGCCTCTCCAGCTCCCTCTGCTGGGGCATATATTGCATGCGAAGCTTGTTCTCAAGCTCTGCCATAGCAGGAGATTTCTCTATATAGGTATCAATGTTCTTACGATACATTTCGGCATTAGCCTGCGCTACGGCCATAGGGTCTGGAGGTGGCGGAGGTGACGGAACTGATGGTTTGCCTCCCATATTAAGCTAATGCCTTTCTCATAAATTTGTAGTAATCGTACTCCTTTGGTTGTCCTAAACGTTTAAAAATGATTCGCTTGCGTGGTCCGAATCGATCCAACAGGATCAATAGCAAGCCTTTGAGTGGGGCTACCGACTCAGCATTTCTAATACCACTAGTAGCACACAAGTCAACAAAGATATTGTCTCCATGCTCGTCGTGGACGTAGTGACCTACTTCAGAGCCACTATTAACGCACCTAGCCAGGGCAACGCCAAGAATCTCATCATTCCTGTTCCTTAATGTACCCATAAGTCCCTGCTTATCAAACCATGCCACCCATTCCCTAAAGTTAGGCCACATCGCCTCGGAAACGCCACTTTTCTCAAGAAACTCTACCTGGGTCATATGTTTTGCTGAATCTGAATTGTATCTGGATTCGCTGCCATAATAACCCCGCGAATGGAAAGCTTCCTACTAGCAGCCTCAACCTTCATCTTGATATTGCGCCACTTGTCGTATGACCTAAGACTATCCGCCCTACGTTTGACAACCTTCGCGCTTAGTGTGGCTGGAAGTGTAAATGGAAGCGTCAATCCGTCAGGCGAGGTTGTGTCAACATTCGTGCCAAGAATAATATCGTTACCATCCGTATCTCTGCGCATGCTTATCGTTGCGTTGGTAGATCCAGAATTGAAGAATTCAATCTCGTAATGCGATCCGTACTTCAGCGCAAAGCGATCATCAAATTCATACGCTTTTGTGACCACCCTGCTCGTATAGCCAGTACCAAAATCTTGAAACCCTGTATTGATGTCAACTGAATCTGAATCTCTGTAATCTGTCAAGTGTCCAACTCTCGAGTTACCTGTGCCTATGCAAAGCTTAATTGTGTTAGTTGAAAATCCAGAAGTAAAGCTTGTCTCAACCATTCTTGCTGCTGCTACTTCCCACAAGCCTTCAAAGCAGTTGAAGATTGAATTGTACACCAATATATGGCTTGGATTTGTTGCTGAATCTAGGGGTATGGCAAGCAGGTATCTGTTATTATGAAATGTTGCGTTGCAAGTGCTGATAAAGCTTCTGTTGATCCTTGCGATGATGTCCTTAACTGGCTCGCTTATTGTCAGTCCAACTGTCGAGAAATCATCCGCCAAAGACCTTGAGATTGATCGTATGCCGTCATTTGCCAAGAAAAACACATCCTTGTTTACTAGGGCAACTGATCTGCCTGCGATACAACCAATCCTATTTGAAATTGTCTGAACAGTCCATTCCGCTGCACTATTTGTAAGCGACAACACGCTTGTTCCTGATGTCACAGTCGTGCTTGGCGTGACATTAACTAGGTAGATCTTATTCCTCTTAAACACGATGATCTGAAATCCATAGAAAGGCTGGATTGCAATAATATCTTCACCATCGTCACCGCCAACAATGATTGAATTGGTGGTCTTCCATATCTCTGGATCGAGAATGTCAGAGGCGTAAAGAGTGTTCCGATCCTCGCCTGTGCCTACTGCGAATAGGCGATTGGTGAATGATTTGATTAGGCGCAGGCCAGTAGGGGCTAATTGTGTTGAGATTACTCCAGTTGCAGTTGCTGCGGTTCCAGATGATGGTGGTGCTATCGTTATAGTTGGTGCAGATGTATATCCAGAACCACCATTGGTAACTGTTATTCCAGTAACAATACCACCTTGTGATGCAGCATAAGATGCAACTGCTGTTGCTGTTGTGCCATAACCCATTTGTGGTGCAGAAACTGTTACTGCTGGTGCTGATGTATATCCAACACCTGGATATGTAATTGACACAGAAGCAAGTTTTGTTCCCTGCCTATAATTTGTTGCTCCTGTGGTTCCGTCGCTAAACTGCAAAAAACTCTGTCCGTCTGCCCAAAATAATTTATTGTTTAGCTGAGCAAATTCAATTTGATTTGTTGAATTTGCAGATGTTCCGCCAGTAGTCGAGAACGTGCTTGAACCTGTATTGTAAGAATAAAGAGATCCGTTTGTGGCCAGAATAATTGTCTCAACGTTTGGCGTATCGAAATAGAACATGCCTTGAATTGTATTTGACGTAGAAAAGCTTGTCGAAACTGTCTCAATGCCCTGGCGAGTCTGAAGATTGCCATTAGGCGAGATGGTCATGTTGAGCAGCTCAGAGGCTGCGTTATCCGCAATAAGATTTGGGCTAATGCCAGATACCTGGCCACCATCAAAACTTGGAGTGACAGCTACCGACAGTACATCATCTGTTGCATCCGTGAAGTACGGCATGGCTTTAGATGATCTCTTCTAAACCAAGTTCGCCAAGAGAGGTTGGGGTGATCTGTTTCATTCCGCCAACTTGGCTCAATTCGTAATTCGCCATAGATGCCAAGTCGGTATTAGCAGTCTGAACAACAAGCTGTGCCTTTCCGTACTGACGCTCGCGCTCTAGGGCATCGGCATGCGTCAAGGCTAGTACGACATGACTGACATGCGGAAGGCGAAGTTCGTCACCAATGGCGTTGCTGGTTGGGGGAAAGTCTACAATGTAGTTCGAGCGAGTAAGGCATTGGAGTTTTTCGATAACTTTTAAAGTGGTTGTGCTGGTCGTGTCAAGGGTTGGATAGACATCAATTTCAGCTATACCAGAAGAGTTGCGTCCCTTGAAATAATACGCTTGAGGCGTTCCAGTTCTGTTGTTGTCGAGAAGATCTGCATCCTGCGATATAATCGTTGCAAGATCCATTGGGGTAAGTTCGTTGTCTCCCCAGGCAACGGAGAGGGGTGTCTCTACGTTTGTGCCTAGGGTTACTGTTCGAAGTAATGTAATTGATCCAGATGGAGGCGGTACTGAACCTTGATTATCAATCCATCCAATTAAATCTCCAGAATAATACGCTTGCGATCCAACGCTTGGATCGTTTAAACTCCATGATCCACTATCCCAATAAATATATTTACCAGAAGAAGAAGTGAAGTTATTTGAAGTTCCACCAGATGTTCTTGAGTAAGTTCCATTTGAAGTTTCGCTACCAGCTCCAGTAAGAACTACTGTTCCAACATCCGTAATCCCATATGTCGAATTGGTAACAGTTTCGCGCCAGGGCGCAAAGTTCCAAACGCGCCGATAGTTTAGGGCTGCTGACTTTTGCAGGAACGTGATAGTATCAGCATCGGTCTTTCCGATCTTCTCGCCTGCAAACTGAGCGATTTCGGTGATCGTCATTTGCTGGCCAGTTGTGCTTCTAGGCTGTCTACCTTGGCAGAGAGTTGTTGGATGGCTTTGACCAATACTGGAATCAACTTGCCAGGAGACATTTCGAGATGATCTAGATTCTGATGATCTACAAGACCCATCCAATCTGAATTATATTTATTTACAACATCTAGTGATTCTTGAGCTATAAATCCAGCATCAGTAAGGCCGACTCGCATTCCATCGCGTTGGTTCCATGTAAATTTAACTGGACGCAAATCATTAATAAATTCAATTCCAATTGGGATATCTTCAATATTACTTTTATCCCTAACATCAGATAATCCAGAAATTGTAGGAGTTTGACACCTTAGGGTTGTAATCGCAGAATTTCCAAGAACAATTGTATTTGATGCCGTAACACCACCAGCTGTATTGACTGATGAATTTCCAATAAATGTATTGTTTGATCCAGTTGTGTTTGGTTCTCCAGCAAAAAATCCAATTGAGGTGTTTGAAGATCCAGTTGTATTTGCACTTAATGCACCATATCCAACCGAAGTATTTCTACCCGCAGAAGTATTTGAAGAAAGACATATAGCACCAAATGCAGAATTAAATGATCCTGTATTATTAGCTAAAAGAGATTGCTCCCCAAATGCGGTATTAAAGCTTCCGCTTGTGTTTGCTTGTAATGCACTATTACCAGCTCCAGCATTTCTCTCTCCAGTTGTATTGCTGCCAAGCGTAGTAAACCCAAAAGCAGCATTGAATTGGCCTGCTCCTGTGCCAACTGTAAGTCCAGCTATTGATGCGTTGCTGGATGAGGTAAATCTGTTAATAGTTCCAGCCGTAAAATTGCAAGAAGTTCCAATCGAGCCAGAAAATGACCCAGTATATGTTCCTCCTGTAAGAACTCCAGTAAGAGTGCTTGCGGTTAATGTCTGAATTGTTGCTGCCGTACTGTTAAGCGTAGCAATCGTTCCAGTAGTGCTATTGAGAGTAGCAACAGTTCCAGTAGTACTATTAAACGTAGCAATAGTACCCCTGGTGCAACCCAGCGTGCCAATCGTGCCAGAGTTTATGTTTAATGCGCACTCAGGGTTAATCGTAGCATCCGCAATCAAAGCGTTAAGCTTCGTATTGGTTACTGTGTCGTTTGCACCAAAACTGGTTCCTGCTGTAAAATTCGGCATATTTTCTCCTAGTTGTTCCTATTTTTGATTACGTCCCAAGCCATTGAACATATAAGGCCAATAACGCCAGAGAGGGCTAGTATCTTAGTCCTTAGATGCTCCAGCGCATTAACCTTATTAGCAATGTCCGCGTAGTTTGCAAGTGACCTTTCGACCATCGAGTAAAGCTGAACCTGACGCTCTTCCATCCTGGCCAGCTTCAATTCTATGTTCCAAACTTGGTCTTCGCTCATGGCTTAACTTGGCCTGCGTCATGGGCAGCTCCCATTTCCCCATAATCTGGCAAGGCGTTGTTCTCTGTGTGCTTCTTTGGTGAGCAGGAACACAGCAAGAGAGCGATGAGGAGGAGGGGCATTGGATTGGCTTCTTTGTTAGGGGCTAATTGTCACTCCTTTGGGAGCAACAAAATCTTCTGGAACAAGGCAATCAAAATACCAACCAACAGTTTTTCTGCTATCCTTTATGAGATCAGCAGGTGCATCACCAATTTTTATAGGTGTGGGAATGATGGTGTAGCCGTAGCGAGCGTCTCTAGTGGAGGTATGATCTGTGTCGTTCCAATGTTGAAAGTTAATTCCCTCAAAGAACTCCACTAGCTCTTTGCTAATTACTGGCGAATTTATTGTAATAGTTTGCTCTCTCATTATGGCAATCCAAGGCCAGTACCTAGGGTGGTTTTGTAGAGGGAGTAGAAGTTTGCGTTTTCAGTTGCTGTTAAACTTCTGGAAAAGAAGTAGCCTATCGAAATTGTGCCACCCCAAAATAAAGCGTTAAATGTATATGATCCAATGTAGAAATCGGCTGAATTAAGCCCAACTAAACTGGTGGCTGTACCCCTAGATGAGCCGTCTCGATAGGCTACGACTGTAGTTCCATTCTTATCGTAGTTTGATGAAAGGAAAGTAGTATTTAATGTATAGCTTCCAAGCGAAATATCTAAAGCTCCGTCATCTGATACCTTCATTGTTGAGAACTGAACCCCAGTCCAAGGTTGATTAGATTGGATTGCAATCCTTACCCCATCATTAAGAGATGCCATAAAAACTCCGCCATAGTTAAAGTTTGAATAACTAGATTTTGAGGAGAACGGAATTCTTATGTGATCATTTGTTCCATCAAAGGTAACCCCATCCGTCCCCCAAGTTGGGCCGTTGGTTAGCGTGCCATTGGTAGTTATCAACCCTCCCAAGCTATATGCAGTCGTTCCAGTTCCAGCGTTTTGAGTGGAGCGGAGTGGCCAGCTAACCATGTTGTTCCATAAGCCGAGATCTTTTGTGCCTTTTACAAACGCATTAATCTGCGCTTTGGCTGTAGCATCGGTTACGCCTGCTCTTGTAAAATACGCAGCAGCGTCTCCATCATAAAAACTGATGCCAGATACATTCGCTCTTAATCCTAATCCAAGTTGTGGCATATAATTAAATGCAATTCTTCCGCCTCGATCTATTGAATCGAAGCGGAAGAATCACAAGATTAGGCAGCGGACTTGTAGGCAAGAACCTTGCCAGTACCGACAGTATACCCATCAAACGCACCATAAATGGTGAGTCCAGCAGGGATAGTCGTGCCAGTTAGCGTGCCAGTATAGTTTCCACCTAGCGCACTAAACGTGGTATCAGCAAGAGTTTGAATTGCCCAAAAGGCTCCAGTTTGCGCCGTACCTGTTGAGGTAGTGGCAACAAAGCCATATTCACCCTGGAATCTGTCTAATGCGCGTGACATTAGGTGTGCAGGGCAATTCTGTAAGAAGTGCCGTTAAGGGTCACGTTCAAGGAAGCAGGAGCGGTTGCAACAGTATTAACTGTGCCACCGCTGGAGCTTGCCGTAAACTCGATCACGTTCTCAAAAGGTGAGCTTATGATTCTGATCGTCTTGTTCCTTGCTTTAAGCGGACTGCGATACATCTCATTTGACATATTGTTAATCTCCTTTGCGACTCCAGGCACGTTTCACTTGATCCGCGCTGAACTCGCTTTTGAATCTACTGCCAAGTTTTTGTTCCTGGCGGTAGTACCCCTTCATAATATTTGTTTTATTAGACCCAAGTGGGTTGTCGAGGGGATCGCCAACACCAACAAGAGCCAAACGTTGTGGGACAGTAAACCGCTTCAGATACTTAGGGACTGAGTCCCTTTCAGCTACTGATTTTTCCAGTTCAACGACTGAACCATTTCTGGTATCGGTGTACTGGTAAATAGGCATTAGCTGTAGTTCTCCTCGTCGGCATTCTTCGCCAGCTCACGCATTTTGTCCTCTTCAGACATGTCGTTCTCTTCGTTATTCTCGGATTCGCCTTCGATCATGGCCTCATTGACCTTGATGTATGCAGCTCCGTTCTTAACCATTTGAACAACACCGCTGAGTTCAACTTCATCACCTTCAGAGGGAGGAACATTGTCTCCGCCATCATTAACTTCAAGCATCGACAATGGCAACATGACCATGCCTTTCGACATTTTCATATCACCACCTTTATTCATTCCTTCTTTCATTTGATCTCCGTTGGAAGAAGCTGGGGAGGTTTTACCCTCCCCAGCTTTCCGAGGACCCATAGCGATTACTAGGGTTCCCATTTAATTGTTTAGCTGTAGTTCGACTTCGCGAAGATCGCGCGGAAGAACGTAGTATCCAATTGTTTGGCAGCATAGAACGTCTTAAAGGACGCTACTACGCGCTGACCATAGGGGTCGGATTTATCGGCAGCATCAAGGATCGTGACCTTCGGTGCGAAGGGCGAGCCAGAGGCAACGATTGAATTGAGGCTAGGAACTCCGAAAGAGTTTCCACCAAGGATCAAGTTGCCATAGACGGCTTGACCAGCAGTCGAAGCAGAAGCCACACCCGCAGCAGCGGTGGCGAACGTCTGAACGTTTGTGCTGGAAACGACCTTACAACCGAACAATGAACCAACTTCACCCTTGAAGATGGCATCAGGATTCGAGTAGCTCGAAACCTTCAACCAATCGTCATCCTGCTGTAGGTCACGAATGACCGCAGGGTGAGCTACAAGGACGTAAGAATCCTTGATCTTGGGCGCACGGCTGATGAACAGGGCAGTCACTCCATCGAGCAAATCGGTGGCTGTGATTGAGCTGTTAGCAACAGAGCTGGTCGCGAAGGTCGTGCCGTTTGTGCCACTTTGGGCATAACGAGCATAGCTCTTCGTGGCAACGTTTGTGCCAGTCGAGGTGGAAGAGTCTTGGATCAGCGCGCGGTGACACAGAGTGTCCGCATGCAGAGCAGCGTCTTCACCCAACTGTTTTGTGGCCTGGGCGAGGTGGTTGAACAATTCCGTCGCGAGCAATACGTCCGTGAGGACTACCTGACTGCCGTACTGCTGGAGGGTCGCTTCAACTGTGGACAGGGTCAACTGACGTTGATCCGAGCCATCGCTAACAGTCGTTCCTTCAGAGAGGGAAACGATCTTGTC